CTCCGTTCCTCCTGAATCAAATATTCCTACTTCTTTAATTGTTTGTCCTAAAAAGTCACTTCCTCTAATTGTGAAATTATATTCAATTGTAGTTTGCCCTACCGATGTTCCTGTTACACTTGTGAGACTTCCCAAAGGAGCATCTAAATCTCCCGCATTGGGGTTTGTAGAATCTCCACCAGAACCCACTTTAAATTTATTAAAATTGGTAATAACTAAATCTTTAATTTTTACTCTTCCCTCTCTTGTAATCATACTCCTACCTCCGAATTAAATCCTATTGTATAGCCAAATCCTATTGTGCTTGTTACTGGCGAAGCCGTGCCTTGAGTGGCCGTAGACTTGACAAATTTAATATTGACCTTATCCCTCTTGATTCTAGGAATAGTTGTGGATGTATAAACCTTTTGCCTTGTGAATCCTTGTAGATTTCTAATCTCACCCAATAGTAAAGAGAATGTTCCTGCCAAATCCTTTGAATATTCGGATAGAATAAATTTAGTGGGTGCGCCAAATTCCTTTTCAGTTTCGATGACTAAGTAATCACCTTTTGGGATATTCTGTTCCTCAAATTCTAATTCAATAATATGTCCAGGTTTTAGGAATGGTACGTTATCCGCCACTTCAATTTCAATTGATGTATTGGCTGTATTAAATACGTCGAGATATTGTATTGCCTTAAGGTCGGCCTGTCGTTGGTCTAAAATTGAATAGTCATATATCTCTTTTGTTTTGATTGTTCTGTTAGCATCTGCGGTGCTAATTGGATTTCTGGCAATACCTCTAACCCCGTCACCAATAACAACTACCTCATCAAAGTTATCCAAAAGGGAAACGTCATTACTAATGGAGGTAATTTGGAAGTCTGAGTTTTTAGAAGATAAGACAATGTTTCTATACTTTTTCTCATCCTCTTTATCTACAATTTTAATCTCTTCCCCATCCACTAATATTTCTTTATTCTTGTAAGATAAAAGATTGTTAGCGGCTGAATATAATGATTGCCCTGTAAAATTAAATGCCCCATAATACTTGTCATCTGCTGTGTCCTGAGTATAAGAAATATCATTAATTTCAAATGCGTCATTAATTACCGCTTCTATCTCATCAACAATTTTAAAAGAAGCCCCTATTGTGGCTGTTTCTGGTTTGAAATTAGGAGAACGATTTACCTTTACGGTAAATATAGTTCCAACAGAAGGTGTTCCTAAAACCTTTTTAATTTGCTCAAATTCTAATGATGAATCCTTTTTTGTTAAAGTTGTTGAAAAGTTATTAACACCGTCTGTAACATATACTCTTTTGCCCGTATCTGATATTTGAGAATATGAAGTTGCTCTAGCACTTGTTCTTGTTTCTAAATATGTATTGGCATTTGTTCCATCAGGGTCTATTAAAACATACATCGAAAGAATCCCCTTTGTATTGTTTGTTGTATCTAAAAACATATTTGAACCATCGTTTTCTGATGACATTCTAGTAGCGTCATATATAATATCGTGTGTTTTTTCTTGACCTGGAATTTTAGTATATTCTGGTTTTGGTTCATTTAATACTATTCTTTTTGGTGTAAAATCGTACATACAGACTTGGTTAATTCTCATGAGCCTTAATATGTCGTTGTTAGTAACACTACTCATATTATCTAATTTTAATAAATGTCTAAACACTGTGCTATTAGTTCTATTAATTTCATGCGAAATAACCTTGTGTAGAGTAGAATCGTTTTCGTTATAGAAGTAATAGCCTGTCAAATTGTTGCAATAATTTAACCATGTGTTTTGATTAGAAGCATGTTCATAGTCTACGTTATTATAAATTTCAAAAAATAACGTTTCCTCACCACTTTCTTCTAATGTATCTGTAACATGCATTGTAGAAGAATTATATTTAATATAAGGTCTAAACAATATTTCAGCACCGTATATTCTTTCTTTGGTAGCAGTAGCACCATTCCTATAATTGATATTTAGCAAACCCTCAGTAGCAGTATAATTTATCCGTTGCGCTCTATTCCATCTTTGTGTTCCCGATTGACTAAAAGATATTTCGCTAAGAGTCGTTCCTGCAAATTCATCATCACAAATAGCACCTACTGTTTCTCTTACTTCTTCACTAAGAGGTGCAAATTCTGAACCTAATTCTATTATATTATTAAACTTAACAGCCACCGTGTCCATACTTCCAAAGTCCAACTTTGTTTCAGTATCATACCAAGCCCTGTGAGGAATTATGGTATTAATAATATTGAATCTATTAATGGGTTCAGTAGCACCATTTACTGTTTCTACACAAGCCCTACCGTAAGTAATAACAACTCCCTCAGAATCCGTGTTTGTATATCCTACTGCTAAACTAGAAGCGTCAATACCTTTAATTGCAATGGTAACTGCACTAGCAGTTCCGAGAGCCGCAGCGTTTCCTGCCATATCTTTTAAGGTAAGAGTAGTATCTGTATATGATGCTACTCTATAATTTCTATTTTGAGTAGTATCATGAGTAAAACCTGTTATCGCAACGAATAATTCCGTAGAATCAATACTACCATTAGCGGAGGAAGGTAAAGTAACAGAACTAGCAGAACCACCACCACCATGAGCAGGACTAGCCTCAAAATTTGACGCATCTATAATTCTTGTTACAGTATAAGTAACACCTGTAATAATGAATTTCATACCCGCTTGAAAATTAGAAGTATTATGGGAACCACTAGATATTTGCCATTGATTACCAGACCCTATTCTAATACACCTAGCCGTAGCAGATGTAGAACCAAATAAGCCATCGACATCAGCACTACTAGATGTGAACATTACTTTATTACTTTGAAATAAATCTAAAAAGTCAGTTAATTTAGAATTTGAATCTTGCAAAGTAATAGTGTCACCAGAAGTAGTTACACTTACAGAAAAGTGAAAATTTGGTGCTGTTGTGACTGTCGCTAAGTCGCTATTTTCCGTAGTGCTTACAACCCCGTTGGTAAATCCTGCTCTACTATTTACAAAAATGGGTGTTCTGATAATTGCAGAATTATTAGTTACACTTAATGCGCTATTAAAAACATTTGTAGATGCGTCAGTAAAATCATCAGTGTTAGTAAAAAATGCCGTCTTATTATAGTTATGCGGGTTCACGTCTGATGTTTCTGGTAAATAAGGTATTGTTCCTTCCTTTGTTAGTAACATTTTATTATTTTCAAAATATCCTGAAGTGCCACTATTAATTCCTATTGACCTAACATATAGAACTACATCTGTAACATTAGCACCGCTAGGAAGACCGCTATGAAAAGTTATTATATTAGAAGTCGCTGTATTTATACGTCCAACAAAGGTAGGATAAGATAAATTGTTTAAATATGCATATATATAATATTCATAATCTGAACTATACCAATGTGTTGTAGTTACGTTTAATTTATCGGGGTCTGAATGTGCGCTAGTTACCTTTACATCTACATTGTGTAGTCCTGCTTGAATAAAAGATTTTAATAAAATTTGAGGTCTAATTCCAGCCGACGAAGTGGAAGTAAAACCTTTAGAAATTTCAGTTCCCATATCATTAACTTTATAGTTTTCATAATCTACTTCATTGAATAACATATCAAATGTAACGTCTGTTAATCTCATTAGGTTAAATCTAACCTGTTCACCGTCAGAAGAACTTATTGGTTCTGTATGGTACTCGTCATCTAACCTACTTGAAACCTGTATATTGGTGGGCATGTGTAGGTCATTAAAATTAGTATATCCTGTGGAAGACGTTTCGGAACTAACGCTTTTTCTTTTCTTAAACATAATTGAATAGTCATTAACATCTCTATCCGTTTTAAATATATTATTAGAACTTAATTTACTTTCTGGATATACGTCACCTAATGAAAATAAATGCATAGATAAAGCACTAGGGTCATGCAATTCCATTTGCCCAACATAAAATCTCAAAGCCTCAAATTGATTATCTGTGGTAAATCTGTTACCATAAAAATTATCGCTATTATAATACCAAGTTGGCACTCTATTTATATCAAAAAATCTAGAACCAAGTGCGGGATATATGGCTGTCTGTTCTTTGGGATAACCTTTTAGCCAAAAATCAGAATTATCTTTATCGTAGTCTATTTCTTTCCTATTTATTTTATATGAAGATAAATAAAAGTTAAAGTTATTGGTTTTTTCATAATAATCATTTCTATCATACAATACTGATGGACCAGTACCACCCCTATTTTCATTTATTTTAACGTATTTATTTGTATAGGGTTGTAAAAGGGGTGCGTTGATTTTGTTCTTTGAAGAATATCTAAAAATAGGTTGGGTATATCTAAGAGCATATTGAGATTTCACAGTAGAAACAAATCCTGGGTCATCTGAAAAAATATTATTGAAAGTCTTAGGGCTATAATCGGAATTAGTATAACTACTTAACAAATGTAAAAATCCACCATCAGGAAGCCCCTGCCCATTAATTAGCCTAATGGCGTGAGTTTTATCTTCGTTACTACCGCTAATAAATTTATCATTGTTATTTTTTGCAACCATACCTAAAACAATCGGAGAAATATAACCCAATTCATAAAACACACTACCTTCGCCTGTTTGTTCACTGGAAATAATTTCCATATCTGGAGTAGAGGCAGGGATGTTTAAACCTGTTTTAAAACCTAGTGGAAAATCTAGATATTCACCATCACTATTAACAATAGGTGTTATGAAATCATCTATGTCAAAGCCGTTTTTAATAGAAGTAGAAAATACAATTGTTGCTGAACCAGTTGTGGTAGGAGAATTTGAAGGAACTATTGTATCATAAGATATTGTATTAATTTTAGTCCCAAAAGGATAAATCGAAGAAATTATAAAATCGCCTACATTTAATCTCTGTGCCTCATGTAAATTGTCTAAAACAATATTGCTAGAACTTACAGTTCCCGAAAAAGCAAAAGCCTTGGGTTCTCCAAAGGTTAAAGGGAAACCAGAAAAAGTTTTCCCGCTTCCAAAAACAATGCCTTTGTCCAAAGTTCCTGCTATGCTTGTCGCTCTATTATTAATTCTAGGTGTTGTTTCAAGATTTTTATGAGGTATAATAGATTTTCTTATTCTATATATTCTGTTACTATTTAATGTGCTTGTTCCTATATTTGTTAAATCAGTAATGTAACTATCTTTCATTAATGTTATTTTATTGGGACCACTAGAAACCGAATCAACCACACCTAAAATTACATATCTATCGTCATTTAAATCTAATCCGATTACATCACCCGTAGTAAGTCTTCCTGTCGGGTCTTGGTGAGTGGTTAATTCTTTACCGCTAATACCGCTTATTATTATAGTTACATAAGAAAATTCATTTGTATTATTCACATCACCCACTATCGGATTAAATGTCGTGTAGACCATTTCCTCACTATGAACATAATTTTTATCTAAAGAAGTGTTCAGCAATTTACTAATTGAATCTCGGCCTACAATCTCGTATTTAAATGCTTGTTTAACATCGGCTTTTTTAGTTTCAACAAAGCCATCAAAAATAGGATTATTTACAATTAGTTTTCCTGTAATAGAATCAGTTAGATATTTACTGCTAAAAAAGTTTGAAGCAGGTCTAGAAGTAATTTTGGTATAACCTGTATCTTTGTCTCCCTTATCTACTTCTAGAATAACGCTGTCCTTAGAATCTTCTAAAATATATTCGATACCATTTACATCTGATTCAGAAGCAGTTACAGTAATACCATTTCTAGTTATTGCATTTGCAAAATCTATTTGAGTGTCAATTTGATGGTCGGCTAAAAATGTTTGAGATACTGGCGACCATGTTTTTCTAAATGCTTTTTTCGCACTAAATGTTTCTAAAGTACCAGAACTAAACGCATTTGCAGTTAGTAATCTTTTGTGGGTAATAGTAACTACCTGTTCTCCATTAGCAGGTGCAGCAATATTAGAAATAACGTAATAGTAATTTTCAATAAATATAGGTTCATATGCACTACTTCCGTCAAACAATACCTTTCTCCAATCTTCCCCTGCAACTAAACCCGATACAGTAAATGTGTTAGATGTAGTGTTAGTGCAAGTTCCAGGTAATGCGCTAGAAGCAATTCGGTCTAATTTTTTTTCTGTAATAAATTGCTTAACCTTAAATCTTTCATATGTATTAATTTTTTTATCTAAGATTTTTTCAACATCAAAAAATTTAACAGTAGCCATATTACCTTTATTTGTTACAGTTTTGTTTACATTAATATAATATGGAGAAGAATGGATTTGATTTTTTACTGGAGAATCTATGAAAGTAATATATGTAGATAACCCACCATCAGAATCATAAATATTTTTAGATGAACCTGCCCACGTTTCTCTATTGAATGTGTAGGTAGAACCCTGTGAATTATAGGCATTTATTTCTCTAGGTGTAGATAAGTTATCATTGGCTCTATTATTATCCGTCAAATCCCCATGATGTGTAAAGAAACTCTTATCAATAATCATATCTGATGATAATGGGGCAGTTTTAAAAACAGATTTTTTCTCGCCTGAAAAATTAGTAGATACTTTTAGTAATGTATATTTACGGTCATGGTCTAATTTATTTCCCTCATAGAAATAAAATGTAGGTCTACTAATGTCTACATATTTATCATGTCTTTCTTCGCTAGTAGTAGTGTCATTTAATAACCCATAGCCAACTGCAACTACATTATCTGTTTTTAGTGGTCCTTGATAAATTGCTACTTTAGTTCCAACAACAATATTTTCTTTTACTCTAGGACTAAATTCAAAATGTCTATTAGTACCGTCATATGTAGTTTGTTCTGTAATTTTAGCAACGTGATGTTTCTTTACATTATCAGCATAAATAACTATAAAGTAATCTCTATTATCTTCTAAATCTACACCCGCTAAACCAGTATTAAGTGTAACTCTGAAACCTGGATTTTCGATTATATTATCAGCATAATCGGCAACTGTGGTACTTTCAGGAAAAAGTCTATTTAACTTACTACCAGATACTGTCCCACTTCCCATAGTAGAAGTATCGTCTGAATGTATCTCATAGCAATTAATTCCTAATGCAGTAGAATTAGAAACGTTTATACTAACTACTCTAGGATTTACACTAGTTTTAATATTAAATGTTCCTGCACTTGGAGTGGCAGTAAAATCTGTGGGAATGTTTTCTCCCTCATTTAAAACAAATAAATCATCAGTCATCTAAATTTGCCTCCTCAAAATCCATATACAAAAGAGTTTCTTTAAATAGTGGATATAAAGTATTGGTGCTTTTAAACTGACTTTTACTAATACCCATAATTGACAATTCGTGAAATTCGCCTATAAATTGGGTTTTTCTTCTTTCAGAAAATGAAACCTCCGTTGGGTTTTGCCCAATATAACAATCAGAAGCATGGAATGAAAAATTACCCCCTGCACCGTGAGTAGTAGAACCTACTAATTGTCCGTTATAAAATAATTGCATTAGCCCATCAGCCGTATAATTAAATGCTATGTGGTGAGGTGTATTTACATATAGAGGTTCTTTTGGTAAAGAATAATAAATAGCACTAGAAGGCGTAGTAGAATATCCACTTGTAGTTAATGTGTTAGTAGAAACAGAAGTTACTGTACCCAAATTTGTCCCGTCATCTTTATATACAATATATCCTGCACCAAATTCTGGCGCACCATCTAAAGTTATAGTGTTAGAACCGTTATTACCTGTTACTGCTCTTGTAGATACTTTGGCAAAAGCGTCATGTGAGGAATAAAGATAACTTGTGGGGGATAAAGATGATTCATCAATGGAGGTTGCAGTAATTACAGTAGATGATTCTAATGCGGTTGTAGTAGAACCTATTGTTAAAGAAACCCCTATTGCATATTCAGCAGGTGTAGTGGGATTACTAGCACTTTCTTTATTTTCTAAATGTATTGTAAAATTTGTGTTATGAAATAATGTTAAATCCATACCCCTTCTACTTGTAGCACTAGCGTAATTTAATCCCTTTGTTCCTCTAGAAAGAGATTTTTGAGTAGCGGAAAATACATCTGGATTGCCGTTTAAATCATATGGAGTTACAATTGCCTCAAAAGAAAAGCCACCAGAATGCCCCCATAGACCAATTTCTTGATTGGGGACATTGGAAACATGTCTAGGAATTGTAATATAGCCATCACACATTACAGGAAACTGTAACGACTTCCTATCTTTAGAAAATACTGTATATGTCATGGTAATCAGCCCGTAAATACAAAGGATTGTGTAAATGTAAGGTTAAAGGATATAAAAGGTTGGCCTGGGGTTATTGAAGTTCCAAAACTTTCCAATACTCCCGTAATACCTCTATAATCGTCTTGTCCATCAGTTGGACCTGCAAATGTGCCTATTTGAGCAGGTGAAGCGTCTAATGCTCTTGATTTGTAATCAAAGGGGACTAATGGGCATTCATCTTGTGGTGTATTTTCGTTTAAGCCCGCCCTATATCCAAAATCATCTCCAACTCTAGATGGGTATAAAATAAATAGGCGGGAAAGATTTTGGCTTTTCTGAAATGCCGAAGAGTCTACTGCCGAATGAATTAATTGAGCAACTTCATGTGCTGTTAAATTAACACTAACTACTGTTGTGCCAATATTCTTTTTAATATATTGGTCTGTAATAATACCTTGAACCGAGATTCTTTTACTAGCAATACCCATGTCAATACTTAGGGAAGTAGATTCACCAGTAATAGTTCCAGAAAAAGGAATAGGAATTTGAGGAACATTTCTCGATGTGTCAATACCAATATTTTCAGCCTTTAACATTATTCTATTTGATTGTGCGCCATCGTCTGTATTGTTACCTTCTGCAAATTGCAAAAATACCGTATGGTCTAAACCAAAACCACTTGTTCCAAAGTTTGTCATTACGTTACTTGCTGTTACCATCTTATCCCCTCAGTCCGCTTGAGTTATACCTGTTCATTTCAATATTTATCTTTTGCCCTATCTTACGGGCAATATCATTAAGTTCTGTGTCTGATGCACCAACTCGACCAGTTACGTTAATATTAATTGTAGGACTCATCATTTTTGAAGTATCTGTGTTGTTAAATACTCTAGTATTTCCAGGTAACGAAACTAATTCTGGCCCTCTTTCTCCAACCAAAAATGTTCCGCTATGTGGGGTTATTCCACCTTGAGCAAATCCTAATACCCCTGCTAAACCTGACCCAAGACCTGCACCTACAACCCCACCAATAACACCACCTGCAATAGTTCCAACAGGACCAAAAGCAGAACCTATCGCTGCGCCTTTAAATATACCTGCTGTTGCACCTATTCCAGAAATAGCCATTCTTGCTTTACTTCCCGTAAATCCTGAAATTGCAGCCGCTATTATACCACCTATACCTGTAATTGCTATTGAAACTGCTGCCATAACTAGTGCTGATATAAAAGTTGAAAACATTCCTGCAAACCCACCTATAATTTTAACAAACCCTATAAGTATTTTTTCGACACTCTTTGACATTAAATCGCTATCTCCTGTAAATAAACCGTAGAAAAATTGTCCAAATCCTACTAAAAATTCAATTATACCACTTAAAAACATCATAGAGGCGAAGAAAAATTCTACAAATAACCCACTCGTTATTTTCCACATTACGCTAAAAAATTCTGCGCTATCTACAAACCATTCAAATAACCCTGCTCTATAAAGAGCAAATATTACAGCAACCAAAGCGGTCATACCTAATATAGCACCCGCAAAAACCATTAGCCCTTTTTGAAAAAAGGATTTAATTATTTTTAAATCATCCCCTTTAAAAAACTTACCAAACTTAGCCATTTTTTCTCTAACCTTATCTCTAGCCCTTTCTAATTTTAATTTAATACCCTCAATAAAAGAAAGTTGTTGAAAACCACTAACCACTTCATCATTACCACTATTTATAGCATCTACTATTTGTTCTGCTCTTTCTTCTTCAGTAAAACCACTACCCGAACCACTAGCCGCACCATAAGTAATTAGCCCCGTTTCTTTTTGTATTTCATCCATGTCTTGAACAAATTCTAACGCCTGTCTTTTAATATCGTTTTGAACTTCTTCAATTGTCGAATCTAATTGTCTTAATGTGTCTCTAAGAATATTCATTTCAATTTTAGCCTTTTCCTTTTTCGCAGTTCCTGTTCCTGCTTCATCAAAGATTGCTTCTTGAGCCTCAAATTGTTTTTTAATTTTTTTCCTTTCAGATATTAAATCTACCTGTCTTTCACCCATAGCATTTAATTCATTACCAGACATAGTGAGAAAACCTGCCCCTGTTGCACCTAAAGCAAATTGGTCTACACCTCTAATACCTTGTGTAGCCAATAATCTTCTAGATTTTTGACCTAAAGCCTTTCTACCCGCCCTTCTCAATTTTCGGGTAGCAAATTCTAAATTTTCTCTAGTTTCTAAAATAGCCTTATCAATACTTAATGTTTTTAGTTTCATTTTTACAGAAGTATCGTTATAATACTTTTCTTTATCCAAAACACCAATACGCTTTTTTTGCATTTCAAATAATCTTCTTAAAGTTTTATCTCTACCTTCCATTAATTTATTAAATTCTGATTCTTCCTTTAGTCTTTTCTTTTGTGATTCGTCAATATATCTAATAACCAATAAGGCCGAAGTAAGTCTTTGAGTAATATTAAATAACCCTGTTCCTGTGCTTGCCCTAGTAACAATAGAACGGATAATACCTCCCCTAGTTCCAATACCAGAAAAACCCCTAATCTTTGAAACAAGAGTATCTGACTGTTCTTCTATTTCTAAAGATAGGTCATTAATACTTTGCATACCCGATTGTATGTCATTTAGGTAACTTCGTAGTCGGTCTATATCCGCCATTCTTCATCTTCTCCATTTCTTTAGCCTCTTCTTCTTTCTGAATTGAAAAAAGAATCATAAAATCCCTTATCATGCTGTAAGGCAAAGAATACGCCTCAGCGGGACTAATATTAAGTTCCTTTGCCAAGATATATAAAGTTATTCTTGTGGCGATAACTGGGTTATCTACTTTATTACCGACTAAGGCTCGTCGGTAGACACTTTTAAATCTTCATCCCCCTCAAGGGCAAATGGGTCTGGTAAGATTTCTTTAATCTGATTTCCAACATAAGGATTGAGTCTGAGAATCTCAATAGCCGATAGAGAAGGCTCAGTTTTTTCTACAAAGGCTTCCCAAAGGTATCTGAAAAGGGTGTCCATTTCAAGGCTAATATCCTTTGTCCGTGAATTGAGATTGATGAGTTTGGCCTGAGCCTTTTCCAATTGTAGGAATGTGGGTTCTTTAATCCAAACCTTGAGGTGTTCGTCTGAATCTGGTGCAACCTTAATGTAATGCACTTGTGATTCAGTAGGGGCAAATAGCAAATTCTTATCTTTTAACGTTTTCTTTTCCATAGAGTTTCCTCCTAATTATACCCATGAGAGGGAGGCTTATAATATTTAGCCTTGAATAATCCAATTAGTGGTGTGTGTGCAAGAGTGCAACTTGAGAGGAACGATAGTCCAATTAACGGTAATTGGGCCTTTGTCGTTAGTAAGTGGGAACTCAGCCGTTGTTACCATGTAGTCCTTGAATACCATTTCCAATGTTTCATCAGTAGCCAAATCCTTTGTAAATCTAAGGGTAATCTGGTTTCCATCAGTTCCATTTAGCGAAAATGCTTGTGTTTCTCTAAGGGCATCAAATACTGCCGAGTCAGTTACAAGGCCAGAAAATGTTAAATTATATGTTCTTTGGCCTGGAAAGTGAAATTGGCTAGTCTTATCATACCTACCAACAAATCGCTTTGGTGTTAGGCTGTTGTTAATTTCAAGACTCATTGTTTCAATGCGAATGTAATCTTGTCCGAACATAGAAATTGTTCCATCTGAAAAGAAGAAAGGTCTTAACAATTCTTCATCTTCACTTACAATGCCCCCTTGTGGAGAACCAAAATTAACAAAGTTTTTAACATCGGTTTCCCCATTAGCAGTATCATAGTTTGTAGGTGCAACAAAGGTTTTCTTTGTTTCAAAATTAACTTGCATTTTTACTTCTTGATTTGCGGAAGCATCTAGAGTTAGCGAACTAACCATACAACCTGGATAAATCTTGGAATATACGTTTTCTGAAATACTTCTTACTACACTATTTACAGTTACATCAGTAACATCTGTTGCAACAGTTGATTGATTATCTGGTTTCTTTAGAGTATATTCTAGAGCAAATGTTGGTAAGTCTTCGCTATTTGATTCTGTAAAAGCATAGGTAATTTTTTGAGTAAAATCATTTATATTAACCTTTTTTACATTAGCAGTATTTTGAGAAAGTATAGGATTAAGCGGTGGACAAATTGTATTAGTTTCCACTCTATTAAATCCAATAGCCCGTGCATTCGTATCATAAATAAAGTTAGTTTCTGATAGACCACTTGTTGTAAATTCGTCGCTTACTGATGTTACGAGAGGAGTTTCTGTTCCAGTAGATGTAATTTGTTTATTACCTAGTGCGTAATAAAGCCATGAAAAATTGTTAGCAGTTACAGAAAAACTTCCCCCACTTGTAGTTTCCATTCCCTTAAATTGATAAACCATGCTTCTTGAACCTGTTGAAATTGGTATGTTTTTCATATCAATAGAAGTAGATGGAATAGAAACTGAATCAGTTAGACCCAACCATGTATCAGAAAGCAATTTAGGATTACCCGCAGTAGATGTAGTAATTGCAATTACGCCATCTGTTCCCGATGATGAAATTGTGGCACTTCCGCTTCCAGAAAAACCCGTTCCCGCAGTATTAATTGTAACTGCCGTAATTGCACCACCCGCTGTACTGCTACTTATAGTTACACCTCCGTTAGTATCTTCTGTTGTATTAGCACCAAAACCACCAATAGTATTTGTAACTGTCAATACATTAGCGGCTCTTGTGATAGTTAAATCTTCATCAGCCAAAGCAAGTCTAACTGCTTCGGCAACAGTAGCACCGTCATTACCTGTTGTAACTGTAATTGTAATATCTCTATCCGCACCTGTGGCTTTATTTCCTTCATCACTATCGTTGAAAATTATTCCAACAGTTTCATTTCCTGTTGTGCCTACAATAGTAAATACCATTCCACCATCGTCATCTGTATCTCCATCTTCATAATTATCAGCAGTAACAGTAGCAAAAGTTACTGTTGTGCTATGTGCTGAAAGTGTCAATTCAATTTCACCACTTGAACCACCGCTTATTCCCGATACTGCGTTAATTTCTGTATTATCCAAAATAGCCGAACTAGCAAGAATTGTGTCTCCCGCAGTAGTAATTGTTGCCGAACTTAATGTACCTGTTACAGCCGTACTAGG